CCGGCATGCTCCAGGTACAGCTGGCCGCCCGCGAAGTCCTTGAAGGTGCGCTGGTTGGCGCTGTCGCGGCTGGCCACGCTGGTGAGCGCACGGCGCACCACCGGTGACTCGTCGATCATCGGGGTGAGCTTCTGCGCCACCCACTTGTTCATCGACACCTCGCCCGGCAGGCACACCATGATCGGCCCCGGGTGGTAGTCCATGGTGTAGCCGACGGTGTTGCTGGCGATCTCCGTCTTACCAAATTGAATAGGGAACCGGCACACCACCTCACGCACCGGGCTGCGGGCGGACATGCAGTCCATAGGCTCGCGCAGCGGCGGGTTGCGGTCGGTGACCCACTTGCCCGGCACCGCGCTGCCTTTGCTGGACAGGAAGCGGTGGGCGTCGGCCCATTGGGACACGGACAGCGGCTTGCGCGGCTGCACGGCGCGGGCTAACACGGCCGCGATGCGTGGGGCGGCGGGTTGGATCATTCGCCCGCCTGCCGGGCGGTGCCGTGGAACGCACGGGACAGCGCCTCGAGCGCATGGGCAACTTCATTCCACAGCAACTGCCGGCAGCGGCCCTCGTCGGACTGGGCGGCCAGCTGCGGGGCCAGCACGTCGACCATGCGCTCCATGCCGGTGCGGAAGGTGACGCCGGCCGCAGCCAGAGCCTGCTCGACCTCGGCGGCGTCCAGCAGCTTGCCCAGGCTCAGGTCGTAGTCGCGCTGGGCCACCTTGGCCTCGATCTCGGCGCGGTCGGCCAAGGCCTTGGCCCGGCGCTTGGCGTCCGGCGCTTCGAGCGGGCCGACAGGCAGCTCGGCGTCGTCGGGCGCGTCCGGGCCTGCAGCGGCCGCGGCTGCGAGGGGTGGCACCAGAGCCGCGGTCGCGGCGCGGACGGCGGCGTGGCGCGCGGCTACGCCCGCACGGGTGGGGTCCTTGGTCTCGTGGTAGAGCGCCACCGACTCGGCCCGCAGGTAACCCTTGCCGTCAGGCGCCACCACCAGACGGCCGTTGCGCTTGAGCTCGATGAGGTAGGACGGCTTGCAGCCAAGGATGGCGGCAAGCTCTTTACCGGTGACGGCAGTGCCAGGTGCAGTCATCGATCCATCCCCCTCTTCTCTTCCCTTCGAGAAACAAAGACAGGAAAAACGGGCGCGTGCGCGTAACGTGCACCCGTGCAGCCGAGCGTGCACCCGAGCGAAACCGCGAAAGCCCCGCCACTGCTGCAATGTGCAGGCGTGCAGGACGTGCAGGCACCCCTATACGTGCGCGAGGGGTGCACATGCGTAGCGTGTCGATTCTGCCTCGCGCGCGTCTTACGGGGGAAAAGGTGCCTGCACGCCTGCACACGCCAGCAGCGGCGGGCCTTTCGGCCCTGCACGCCAGGTTGCACGTCGGCCTGCACGGGTGCACGTCGGTTCATGTGCTTCCCCTGTACTCGTTGAGTTCGCTGCGGAAGTAGACGAGCTGCTTGCTCAGGAACGCGCTGTCGGTCTCGCCTTCGGGCGGTGTGCTGTTGCCCAGCAGCAGGAAGGTGTGCGGCCCCATCTCTTTCTGCACGCCTTCGATGTAGTACCGCTTGCGCCCGGTCAGGATGCCGCGCTTGCGCTCCAGGGCATTGGTGAACTTGTGCATGGGTGCGGCGCGCACGCCCTGTTTGTGGCACCAGGTCTTATAGGCGTCGAACCATTCGAGGGACAGCGCGGGCCGAGGCGTGAGACCTGGGATGTCGTTCCCGTACAGGTCATCGACGAACCGCAGCGGGCTGTCCTGCGCCAGCCCGATCAGCTCATCCTTCGCGGCGGTGCGCGGCGGTAGGGTGCCATTGCCAAAGTCCCCCATAGGGACCTGCAACAGGTAGTCGTGCAGCGCCGCCACGCCGCCGTTGCGGATCTCGGCCAGCACGTCCTGGTAAAACTCCGGCCCCAGTTTCTCCGGGGTCCAGATCACCGCATGCCGGCGGTCGTCCTCCTCGAGCACCACCGGCATCGCCTCGTTGGAGAGGAACACCACGTTGACGTGGTTCTGCTCCTCGTAGGCCGCCATGTTCTTGGGGTTGATCCGGATCCGGTCACCGGTGATGAAGGCCTTGAGCTTGTTCTTGACGTGGTAGAGATCCGACCGTGCGATGACCTCGTCAGCGATCAGAAACAGCTTGCGGCTGGCCCAGTCGTTGAAGCGGTCTTCGATCGCGGACTGGTCGATGATCCGGCCGTACGGGCCGTAGATCTGCATCAGCGCCTCGAAGAACAGGTTCTTGCCGGTGCCCTGCGGGCCGTGCAGCACGAGGGTGGTCTTCATCTTCGCGCCCGGGTGCTGGATCGGATAGGCGATCCAGCGCAGCACCCAGTCGTAGAGCTGCTGGGCGTTCTTCTCGCCGCTGCACATGTGCCACAGCAGATCCAGCAGCTTGTCGCACTTGCCGGGCTTAGGGGTAGTGGGCCAGCCGGCCCACAGGTTGCACGTCACCTGTGGATCCTCACCGCCCGGGTCGAAGCCCACTTCGCTGACGCGCACGATGTCGCGGGCGGGATGCTCCATCCAGAACCGATGCACGTCCTTGCGCATGCACGCATCGCGCATGTCCGACAGCGTGATCAGGCAGTGCTCCTGCCGATCGAAGACGGTGCCGCCCTGCCCGTACACCAGCGCGAAGCGCTTAAGCAGCGCATCGTAGGTCTCGAAGGGGCGAATGGCCGCCTTCCCCTCGCCCCCGGTGGTGGTGTTGGCCGCGATTTTGGGCGCCGGCCGGGACCACTGCAGCGCCGTGAGGCGGGCCTCGATCTGCGTGCGCACGACGTGCAGGCCCTCGAGCGCGTGCAGGTCGTTGAAGTCGGTGAGCGTGCGGCCGTTGGCGGCGTGCTGGGCCTGGCGCGCAGGCTCGTCCGCAAACCGCGGCGCCACCCAGGCGCCGTTCACCGCCAGGGCCGCGGCGCTGGCGGCGGTAATCCCAGGGTTGCCTTCGCTGAAGGCGTCGTCGTCGGCGCAGATCAGAAAGCGCACGCGCTTGTAGCGGGCGCGCAGCGCATCAAGCACCGGGCCCAGGTTGCCGGCATCGAAGGCAACGGCCACCGGGTAGCCGGTCGCCTCGTGCAGCGTGGCCGCGGTGGCGTAGCCCTCGGCCACCAGCACGATCCAGTCGGGCGTGCCGAGCAGGTGGAAGTGGCCCTTCTTGATCAACCCGGCCGGCCAGAACTCCTTGGCCGGCCGTCTGGCGGCCTTCGCCTGGGCCGTGGTGCGCAGGAACTGCAGACCGTGGATCTGGCCGGCGACATCCAGCAGCGGCAGCACCGCTGATCCGGTGGGCGTGAAGCGCAGCCCATGCGCGCCGATCGCCTTCTTCGCCAGGTAGGGCGAGTCGCCCTCCGGGCTCAGCCTGGACCACATCAGGCAGGCGCGGCGTGCGGCCGCCTTGGCGCCACGCTGACGCTCGGCCTCCGCCCGTTTGCGGTCCTCGGCCAGGCGCCGCTTGAGCGCGGCGCGCTGCTCATCGCTGAACTCACGATCGCGCTTGCGCAGCTCCACCTTCTGCGTGCCGCTATCGTTGCCGCGCCACACGCCATAGGTGCCGACGATCAACAGATCGCCGCCGGTCACCTGCAGCTCGTGCAGTGAGTACCAACCCCGCTTCTCCCGATCCCCCTCCACCTTGCACCGGACCATGCGGCCGGTCTGCAGCGTGTCGACCAGAAGGCCAGCGTCGCGCAGCTGGCCCAGGACATCCTCGTAATTGGTGGCCATTCAGTAAGCGGCGACCCCGCTGTGTACACAGAAAACGGGGTCCGAATTACCCGCGTAGGGACCCGCTGGGGAGGACCCATGACTGGCTGAACCTGAACAACCTGAATGGCACGTGCCGCCGCCCGCACACTGAACTTTGCTGCGCTCGCGCGTCACGCTCTCCACACGGGGAGAGGGGGCCGGGATCATGGGGCGCCTCGCCTCAGCGGCCGGCGCTGCGCGTCCTCGTCTGCGCTCTGGCAGGCGATGCACAGCACGGCGCCATGCGCCTGGCGCACCGGGTGGATGGGCTGCCTGCACTCGAGGGTGTCGCAGTGGGTGCGGCCCTGCGGCTTAGGCCGCGAGGCATGGCGCTTGAGCGCGTCCTCGGCGTGCGCGGCGGCCAGCGCCTGCACCTGATCCATGGCATCAGGCAACGGGCACCTCCGGCAGCAGCGCCTGCACGCGGCGGCGCACGCCAATCACCGCACCGATCAGGTCGTCCGACTCGTCCAGGATCTTGCGCGCGTGCGTCAGGTCGGCCGCATCGATGCGGCCGTCGCTCATCGCTGGCGACAGCGCGGCCACCAGCTGGCCGAACTCGCTCATCAAGTCGGCGATGCCCACCGCCTGCGCCGCTTCGGTGTCCACGCTCATGCGCACCGGCAGCGTGCCGCGGCGGCGGGCCAGGTCGCGCTCGCAGTGGCTGCGATACGGCTCCGGCAGGCTCATCACCCAGGCGTCTTCCAGATCGGCCGGCAGCGTCTTGACCGTGCCGTCCATGTACCGGCGGATGACCTGGGCGTTGTTGTCCATCGCCTTGATCAGCTCGGCGCCTTCGCCCGTGCGCAGCTTTACCTGGCGCACGTCCGGTGCGGTCATGGCCAGGTAGTTCTCGGCCACGGTCATCGCGAAGGTGGTGTAGTTGCACGCGGTGGCGTCCAGCATCTCGCGCGTGTGGCGGTACACCACGGATTGCCGAGGCGGCAGGAACTGACGGGCGGGCGTCATGCGCTACCCCCTGCCTGTCCTGCACCATCCGCTGCATGAGCCTCGTCACCTTCCTGCCGCGCCGCCTGCAGTTCCAGGCCATGCGCACGTTCGATCAAACCCATGGCGCGGGACCAGTGGTGGCGGTGTTCTTTCGAGTGGCCCAGCCAGGTGGCTACGCCGAGCCCCACCAGCACCAGCGCCGCCAGCAGCACCAGCAGCCAGAGGAATGCGACTGTCTCACGGACGGCAGGCGAAAGCCGGCGGTCCAGCGGCGGGCGGTGCCAGTTGTGCAGGACCATGGCCATGATCTGTAGGTCAGAGAGCCGACACAGTGGGGCTCCTCTTGAAGCGCACACCGGAGTTCCGCATGGCGAAGCTGGCCTCTCTGCTACAGGCCTTCGCATCCACTCAAGCACGCGCCGATCCGATAGCAGTGCGGAGGCTTCTGGATCTAGCCGAGGGGCTCGATACGATCGCGGGCGGCACGCGTCAGTAAACAGGGGCCGCGTTGCCCACTCCCGCGTAGCCGCCGGAAACACGGTCGAATCCGAAGCCGCGTGCATCCTCTGCAGGTCAGAGCGCCGGCGCATCGTCACTCCCTATGCGTTTCAACGGCAAGCGCGAGGGCGGTGTGTACTCCTTCACAGACCAGCACAGGCCCGACGGGGGCAAGATGATCCAGGTGCAGATCACCCCAACCGCCCAAGGCAGCCTGGACGCGCTGTGCGCGTACGCGCAGCGCCATCAGCTTGGGCGTTTGCATATGATGGAGATCGCCACCGTCGCCGCGGCGGCGGTCCGGGTACGCAAGGCCCCGGAAGCGGCCAACCACAAAGAACGGGTGTTCTACGTCTGCCGTGGGCCTCAGGTTTACGATGCGGCCTTTGCCGTCCTCAATGTCAACCTGGCGCAGTCGGACACGGTGCAGTAGCTCCATCACATCGCCTCACTTGGGTTAGTGGACACAGGCGGTTCTGCGCGTGTCACGGTGGGAAAAGCAGGGGGCTTCGCGTGCGTCACGAGCCGGCTCCCTGTTTGATCCTGAAATCGAAGTGCCCTGCCCCGGCGGCGGCCGCCAGTTCAAGCAGCGCATCCGCAGGCTTAAAAAGAACGCCACCGTCACCTGTCCGCACTGCCGGCGCGCCGTTGGCATCAAAGGCGACGGCGCGGATCGCAGCCCCGGGACGCTCGAGGACCTCACGCACATGCTCAAGAAAGGCGGCAGACAGCCCACGCTGCCCGGCACACACCAGCGTGCCAAGTGCACTGGTCAGCGCCGGCGACATGCGTACGCTGAGCCGAAGCGGGCGGAGGTCTATAGCCGTCATGTCACGCCACCTCGCCAGGAAAGGCGCTGAGCACGCTGCAGGAGGGAATGCGCACCCCAGCCCATCCCACAACGGGACCGCTCATGACCGGCAACAAGCGGCGCGGCGAAAAGCGGGTGCATATCGACGTCGACGAGTACATGGATCAACGCCAGCTCCGGTAGTAGGCCGGTACCGGCGCGCCCCGCAGCAGCAGTGCCGCCACACGCAGCGCAGCCGCTTTACTCGTCGGCAGGTAGGCCTCCACGTACGGCTGCTGCGGGTACTCCACGAAGTTCAGCTCCACGCGCCAGCGGCCGCGCGATCCCCACGGGCTCTCGATGCGCACTGACCGCACCCCGTCCGCCGCCTGTGCAGGGCTTGCCACGCACGCCCCACTGTCCACGATGACCGTGTGGTCACCTCGACAGTCGTGGTCGTGCCTCAACAGGTCCGCGACGGCCGCACCCAGTTCGTCGGCCGTGCATTGGCTTGCATCGATGATCAGGCGGTGTCCGCCCGGACGGTGCTGTACATCCACGGCAATGCTGCCAATGGCTGCGGCCAAGTTCCGATCTTCAAGGGTCATATCACGCTACCCCGCCACGAAAGGCGCTGGCTCCGCTGTAGGCTTGGAGGTGCAATACAACCTCACCTACATCGGAGACCAGCATGGACAACGACCTGAAAGCGGCCATCTGGCCGCTTATGGACGCGGTAGCGGAGCTACAGGCCAACTTGATAGCGCAAGACACCATGGTCGAAGCAATGCTCATGTCGCATCCCAATCCGGATGTGCTCCGGGACTGCTGGGATCAACTTGCGTGTCCTCGCATTGCTCAGGCCGAACTGGACGCAGCGATGAGAAACCAGGCCGTGGATCGTGCGACGGCGTATCACTTGGCGAAGTGGACGGAGAAGCTGGATCGGCATCAGCCGATAGGATGGCCCGGCAAGCCTTCAGAGTAGAGACGCGGACGCTCCGGGCTAGTTGTGCCCAAGCCTCAGCCTCTTCGGCCGACGGCTGGTTTAGCCAGTTACGGAATAGGACGCACAGGGATTGGCTCATATCAGGCGGCCTCGCTGAAGGTGGGTACACCAGAGCCGGTCTTTGGGTAGGCTTGGCGTTGCTCAGACACCTGACCTACTTCGGAGACCCGCATGGAAACCGAATGGATCGAAGTCATCGACGAGAACAGGCGCAGGACGCAGGTCCTCGCGCTGTACCCGATGCTCGAAACCGGCAACCAAAACGGCATTGGCGAAGAGCGAGGCACTCCGATGTATCGATCTCTCGACGACGAGACCTTGAACAAGATCGGCAGGCAATTAGTCGCGCAGCGCTCGAGGAGACGGTTCACGCTGGCCTAGCCTTTCGTGGAGGGCATGCAGACGGCAGCCAGTCACAAATTTGCGTGCACGTGCTCATCTCACGTCGCCTCGCCCTGCTGGGCCGGGGCCGGGCCGAAGATGTCGGTTCGGCGCAACCGGATCACTTCAGGGATGCCGCGCGCGCGCCAGTTGTTGACACGCTGCGAGCCCCCTTTCTTGGGGTCGTATCCCAAGCGCTTGGCCACAGCCGCAGGTCCGCCAAGCCGCTCGATCAGTTCTGCATCAGGGTGATTTTTGTCCATAAGCGCATTACACGCTATGTTTAATCAAATGTCAAACATAGAGTGTAACAGCGCTGTCGATAGTCCCAACACAATGTGCGGCATGGAAAAAATCCATCCCACTATGGCCAGACTTTACGAGGCTGCGGCCTTACTGAAAGGACTGTCTGGACAGTCGGAAGTAGCGCGCGCACTGAACATGAGCCCCCAGCGCGTCAACAACTGGGAGGTCCGAGGCATATCTCAGGAAGGGGCGAACAAGGCGCAGTTAGGGCTTGGCATCAATGCCACGTGGATCCTGACCGGCAAGGGATTAATGGCCTTGGAAGCTAACGTCTTAGAATCTTCCCCCCCGTCTCAGTTCGGGCGATTGGAACCGGAGATCATGCGGGACGCTCTGAGACTCCTGCAGCTCGTGGAATCCATGTTCCTGCAGGTGCAAGGGGTGCCCCTCCCGCCCGATGGCTACCCCCATAGGCTGTGTATTGCCTATCAGATAGTTTTAGAAGAAGTAGCAGGTCAGGTGAAAGGGAGCGTTACTGACCTGTCAGTCATGACCAAGCGTCTGGCAGAGCGGCTGAGGCATAGTGACGGGAGAGAGACAGATGGGGATCAGCGAGGCAAGATTGCGGGAGCTGGCGGCTGAAATAGTCCAGCAATTAGCGGGGATGGCCTTGCCCAAGCGGCAGCACCTGAGAGTAGCGGCCATGCCGTCTACGCCCCTTTCCTACAGCATGGATCCGATCACCCGAGCATCGCACATTCGAGTCATCAAGCACCACAAGCAGTTTTACGGGCTGCAGATTCTGGTAGACCAGGCCTGCATCGGATATGGCGGGATTAATGATCTCCCCGATGATGCAGTAATGCAGCTGCACAAGGACCTCGACCGCGCCCGCGAGTGCATCGCGGATGGGATTTCGCTTGAAGATGCGGGCCTAATACGGAACTGCGCATAGAAGTTTTCATGAAGGAGATGAAGCACGCCTTGATGATCCCGGTGGCGATAGGAGTCGGGTTTTCTTCCTTCGTCCTGGCTGCTGCTAGCTAGCTTCAACTAGTTTTCCTCCCGTCCTGTGCCAGGACCTAAGCCTGGATCCCAGCGCGTTCAGCCTGGACTCTACTTTACTTATAAGGGCCGCTTCGGCGGGCTTTTCTTGTGCCTGTGGATAATTACCGTTCGTCGGGCAGATCAAATGATTAAACATAACGTTTGACAACAGTTCAAACGTTATGTTTAATAGCTCATCGCCTCACCACGAGGCTTCCCGAAAGGGGATGAGGGATGGACCAGATGCTGGCAGCACTCAAGGCCGCGCATGCAGCGATCATGGCATTGTGCCGGGCCTGCGTGGGGAGGCAGCGCTTGGGCCGCTGGATAGGCCACCGCCCTGATGTAAAGCCCATGCGGCCGGATGGACGGGGCCGCCTTACCTTGCGCCTGGCCCTCGACCGCCTACTGCCACGGTCCTTCCGCCAGCATCGCCTGCAGCTGTCCGTAGAGCTTACGCAGGCCGGGGCAGCGGGCTTGGACATGACGGCCCTCCCCAGATTGGGCCACGACCGTGACCGGCTGCTGCACGGCTACTTCGCCCAGTGCCTCTGCCTGGGCGATTGGGATTGTCCTCTTCTTGCCCGCACCAAGCGTGGCTGGAAGCCGCAGGTGGCCCTGGGCGGTACACCGCTGCATCCGCTTTTCACTTGGACCCGGCCTAACGGTCAGGAACACCTGTTCGATCGGAACGTCTATGCGCCTGGGATGTTCGATCTCGATGCAAAAGGTGAGCGCGCCCTGCTTGCGCTGGTCCACAAAAGCACAAACACGCCACCGCACGCAGCCACGCAGGCGAGGGCGACGCGCTGATGGGCACTGTGATCCCGCTGCACCCCGTGCGTCGTGCATTTGAGTCGCTGCAGGCCATTGGCCGAGCCGACCTGCGCCGCCTGATCGCCAAGGCAGTCGTTTACGAAATCCAGAATGGCCGCGACGGCCTGTCCGTGCACCGCCAGCTGCAGGCTCACCGCCTGCAGCAAAAGGCGCAAGGCGGTCGCGCATGACCACCACTGCGCCCATCGGCTGGCCCTCGATCGAGGGCGACACGCGGTCCTGCAACGAACATCTGCACCCACGAGAGGAGCCGCGCGCATGAGCCGCAGTGTCGAGAACCTGTTGGCTGATGCCGTGATCGAAAGCATCACCGCCACCACCCCGTCCACCCGCCACAGCCGCGCCCGGGCGCATGCACGTCGCAACACCTCGCTGCGCACCGCCCTTGCCTGGATGGCAGTGGCCGCGGCTGCACTGCTGACGTTGGCCATTGCCAGTGGCACCGGAGCTTGAGCGTGCGTGCTCCATCCCTCCCACCCGAGCCGCCAGCGCCCGCCGCGCGGCACGCCTCGAGCACACGGCCCAGTGCAGCCATCCGCCGCCGGTGGATCCGCTGAAGCTCGCCGACAGCCCACACCACACGCACCAGGCCGCTGGCCTCATCGCGAGTGATGTCGAGCGCTTCCTGTGCGCCGGCGGCCGCATCGAGACGCTGGACAGCGGTGCCGTGTCCCAGCCGCTGCGCATGCACCTGCGCGAAGGCATCTCCATCGAGGCCGCCGCCGCGATTGATCGCAAGACCGCCCGCCGCACGCGCGCCGCCGACGCTTCCCTCACCTAACCCCGCGAGGTCATCACCATGAGCACATCCGAACTGTCCGGCCCCGACTTTCTCGACAACGTCGCCGACGTCGAATCGGGCCAAGGCCTGTACATCAACGCGGCCGAGTATCGCAAGCGCGCCGTTGAGTGGCGCCGCGAGCAGGCACGCCTGCGCGACATCGCCGACCACAACCAGGCGCTGGTTGACCAAATCACCCAGCTGCGCGAGCACCTCAAGCACGCCAGCGCTGTCCTCTCGCGCGCGACGTTGACCAAAGCCGCCGCCGAGGGCCCGCACGCATGAGCGT